GCCTAGTTGTTACGCTCTCGTCATTTATCGAGACAAACCAATATAAAATTCTGCCAATTATAATAAAGAGCTGAACCCTAAGTTGATGTTCTGATAAAACTACTCACCCCCCGGTAGGAGGTGTTCATTTGATCGGAATCAAAATAGGGACCGTACTGTTTGTTTGGTACGGTGACCACTCTCTACCGTGTACCTGTCCACATGTTGTAGCATGCTTCGGGTTTGGGAGAAGTAGGGTGATTATGTTAAAGGATAATCGGTTTCAATGAGAAAAGGATCGATAGAATTCCACAGAATAAGAGTAGCTGCATCATCTACCAATGCGTCATCGAATGGTATGTATATAGAAGGCCCAACACCTGTTCTGTTGGCAATCAAGCAAGATGTGACCGGAACTGCTGCAGTTCCACCAGCTGTAAGTGCTAATGGAATAGATGGTTCCGTGGAACTGGTAATGTTACCATAGAATCCCGTTCCCGTCGCAGGAAGACCTGGACTGAACGTCACACCACGAACATTTGTGGAGGGATTGAAAGGCTCAGTACTAGCATCAATACTAGTAGCTGTAGAAAGATCAACTGACACATCATTGCCAGTTGGGAAAGTAGAAACTGTTGTAAGATTCTTAATGTCTGACATAGGAGGAGGACCAACCATGAAGAAGAAGTTAAAATCATCACCAGCAGCTTCAAACATAGACGAAGACTGAGAAGTTCCACCATAAGCGGCGAGATTCCTGCAACGTACGTTGGTTCTAACATCACCCAAGATTGGGGTCTGTGTAGAGTCAACTACATCGCAACGAATACCTCGATAATATGGCGTTCTAATCTCGAATGCGTTCGAAACCTGTTGATTTTGCTGAAACAGTGGCTGCCCATAAGATTCCTGTTCCGGGACAAATGTCTGGCTAACAGTACTCTCATCGAAAGACACATACGAATCAGCAACTAAACCAGCAGTGAAGGGAATGATTTTAAGCTGAGAAGATCCGTTATAGAAACGGTAAAGAAAGGATGACATGTACCAAGGTGTAGGTATAACTCTGTCTGAAAAGTTTTCACGAGACATAGTTCTCACTCCACTGGTGGGATCTTCTGTCATGTGCCGCGTCCGGAGACCGACATGATTGATAGTCTGGCTAATATTAGCAAACCAACCATATCGCTTCATGAACGCACGCAGTGACTGGAAGTATTCACCAGTGGTCTGAGCCGTAACATCTCTAGAGGTATGAGAAGGCACAAGAAGGTTTTCGTCTTCAGGAACAAACACTGTTCCAACATCAGACTGGGCATAACGAGTCTGGAAACCTGGAGCTAAGTTCATAACTGGTCTTGCGATTTGATAATCTTCTCCACCACTGTGCGCCACGTAAAATGTTACAGATGGCGAAACGGTGGGAGGATTGGACAAATCAACAAGAGAGTAAACGGCCAAGCAACCAGTTTTCGTGTCCAGTGTCGTTGCATCCGGTCCAGGGTTGGTAGAGTTTGTAGTCCGTCGATATGTCTCTCGCCAATCAGTATTACTAATATAAGGAACTGAAACGCGGAAGGTAGTTCTACCCATTTCATCCTGCCTATCTTTGAGATTGCACACCACATTGTAATTTGTGTTAAGCAATTCACCAAGAGTAGCTGGAACATCTGCAATGTTTGTTTCCGGAAGGAAAACAACTGCAAATCTTCCCTGATGATATGGAGTTTTAACGACCATAAGATCATAATTGATCGTTCCGCGCCATAAAGTACCCATCATACTAGCATACGCAAAACTACCGAGATACATAGTCTGACTGTCCTCAGGATTGTCATATTGATACTGCGAGAAAGGAGAAACTTCCCAAGCAGTAATCAATTTACGTCCAGAAAATAGTGTGTTAGAAGCGGTTTGAGCATGGAAATAATTTGGTCGTCCGAAAATATATTCGAAGCTCATCTCGTCCTTATTCTCAGGAATGAAAGTTGAACCATCAATTCCATTATCTTGAATAAGGCCAAGAGTTGTAGCATCGTCATTACCCTCGGTGTGGATCAAAGTATGACCAGGCTTCATGACAGCTTTAGTCTGAGGTTGTATAGAAGTTGGTTTGGACCAGCCAAAGGTAGCTGCTGTTTTACCTACTGCGCGCGAAACCCACGCAACAGTAGAGGCTACTCGACCAATAACAGGTATACCCGAAAGTACATCTGCTATGGTAGACACGCCACCAGCTATCTTTGACACCGGTCCTTTAGCCTCAACTTCCCCAGTATCTGAAGCTGCCATAGGACTAACGCTAGATTGAGCAAACCTATAACCCTTTGATTCCAAACGCTTTATCTCATGTAAATCTCGGGCAGCCGAGATGACATCATTTTGCGTTGGAACATAGAATTGAGGATTGATGAATCGTGCAAAAACAGTGTATTTCGCTGTTTCAGCTGCGTTTGGTCCCAGGAGAGAGGAAAATACATAAAGAAAAGCTGTTCCAAACTGATTTTCTGAATTGCCAAGATCGAACAAGTCATAAATATTAGCATAGGGACAGATCAACTTCAGAGAATTTCCTTCTTCTATACTCACTATCTTATATGGACAAGAGGTCTGAGAAGCCAAGAAGCGCGTACCCTTCCTTCTGAAATCTCCGGTTTGATTATAATATGGATTATATACAAGCATAAGAGCACCCTGCAAGAAAGGTTGGGCATTAATTTTGACTTCAATTTCGATATCTGCTTTTAAATACTGATAATTTTTGAGTTTGTCAACTACCAGAGGGGAGTTGACGAAAATATCTTGAGGAAAATTGAATTGCCTTAAGTAATTTTGAGTGTCGGCATCATAATCTGACGGTTTCAATTGAACAGGAATCACAGGATCTGCGGTTTTCCATTCAAAAGTACCTAGATTGACAGGACGCTCAAGAATACTCATAATCTCATGTCGCGTAGTATCGTTCAATGCCATTTGCGTTGTCGTAGATGGCATAGGAGACGCTTCTGCAGACATTTGAATATCGGTCAGCAATTTTCCTCGAGTTGAATCGACTTTCGTATTTTGGTCGTGGTCATACGAAACGGAACCACTTGAATTATTATCTGAATTACTAGCAGTCATGTATTACGACAGGGGTAGATGACTATTCACCCTGAAGTCGGGAGCTGTATCACCAGAGCACAGCAACACTCTATAGGGAGACAAAGAAATAGCATTGAATAGTAAGTATCCCGTTTGTATTACTATCCAAAGATCACATTTCCGGGCAAGGTCGAGGAGGTTACCATAGAGGAACATATTCTGATCGAGCGTACATATCACGATTTGATCTGTACATTTCCATCTGCTCGAAATAAGTTGGACACACCAAATTTATTCCAACTTCCGCCAGTTCCTCTCGTATACGATCACTCCAAATCTCGTATACTGTGCGCGAATGAAGAGAGAGTTCCATGATCGCCTGTTCACAATTCTCCTTTGTGGCCGCTCTAGTAGCTTTTCCACGTATCCAATTCGTTATTTCCAGAACATTTTCTAGGTCCATAGGGGCCATGAAAGTTCCATCTGGTTGGACAACGAATTTTCGTTTCAGAAAAGCAACATCCTCAAGAGGTTTCCAAGGAAGAATTATCCCAGTTTTGGTCTCATCTGTGTATGTCAGACCAAAGGAAGCCAACGCATCTGTTAGTGTTGTCTGATTGAACCAGTCAATTATTTCAACACTTACAGACTTGATGTCGTCATCGCCATATATTATTTCGGCGACGTGCTTCCGGTAGTCACACACTGCTGGAAGTCCCTGTTGCTTCTTCAGTAGAAGATAAGCTATCCGCATGACGATACCATTAAACAATGAATTAATTATCACAGTCAATGGATT